CACAAGGTTATATTGCAATCTTCCAGACCTTGCCCCATATCTTGTGACACGCTGAGTTTTAAAATTATAAGGACCACCATCCCCAACAGAAACATGATAGGCTGTTTCACAACCAATAGCATTGCATTCTACTCCGCCTTTTATAGTTTTTGAATCAGAAAGATTTGGAGACATTATCGATTGCCCTGCAATGTTTTGAAGTTGCGGATAAGCACTCCCTTTCTTACCAAAAGGTCTTGATATTTTTATATGTTGAAGCATATCCCCAGCAGACAAAGCGTTTGCGTAAGCTTCTCTTTGCAAGGATCCAAAACTCAGTTTTTTTTGGACATGGCACATTATAGGATTCTTGGCCCATGTTTCCCAATATCCTTCTATCTTTTGTTGAATTTCTTTTACATCTTCGGCTTTCAACCCAAGAACTTTATAATTTATATTGCTTTCAAGGGAAAGACCTCCACCTATAGTTCCATCAACCATAGAATCTATTATTCCTGCTGCAATTGCATTTTCAAAATAAAGGCCAGAGGTTTTTTGTTGGCCTTGTGTGTAATCAGCCGACATATTCCAACTTTGGTCAGAGGGATAATAAGGCGTATAGTTATCTGTTTGTCTTGACCTAGAAGGAGGATTATAAATTGAATGTCCAACAAGCTTTGGGCTGTTGTTAACGCTATTTATAATAGGTTTACCATCTTTATTTAATATCATTATACACCTCTTGCGTGTGATATGTTGCCACTTCTTCCATTATTTCTTATAAGCTTTTCTAGTCTTGATATTTTATTGGTTAACATGACAACCATAGAATGAACCTCTGGGAGATTAGCTCTGGTCATTTCTCTTTTCAAATCTCCGTCATTAAAAGAATATGATTGTCCAGAAACAGCGATCCTATCCTCTGCTTCTTCCCAAACCACCAGTCTGCTCTCTGCTTTTTCAAGCTGTTCGGTATATGTCATGTTCTTATTATACCAAGAAATAATCATATTTTTCAACATTTTAGTGTCAACTGTGCCTATTTTATGTGTATTATAGAGTTACCCACTTGTTTTATACCATATATAGTGTATAATATCCCTAAGCGAGGATATATATGGATTCACGTACTATAGACTACCTTATTCACAACCTTAGCAAAGGCACCCAATGTATTTGTAGTGGAAGGAAAGAACTTCTTTCATATTTTAAGCTAAAAAATTGCAACATAAACAAGAACAAAATATCAAGAATCCACTGTTTGCAATTACCCGAAGATGGAGAAATGATACTAGAATCTAACACAACTCATATGATATATTGTGTTGAGGAACTGTATAAATGGGAGAAGTAAAAAAAGAGATAATATCACAGGCAGAATTTGCACGAAGAATTGGTGTAAATAAATGTCAAGTTACAAGGGCTCTTCAAAGAGGCCGAATAACTCTTGATAAAAAAACAAAAAAAATAGACTACAAAAAGGCTAAAGCCGAATGGAACCAAAATAGGACAGATTCGCTTGCAACAAAAGGAACCGCAAATAATGCTAAACCTAAAATACCAAAACTGCCTAAAGTTTCGGATATTATATATCCTATCGGAATTCCTACTACTCCTGGGTTTGAAGATATAAACGATGATTCAAGCGAGAACAAAGATGATGATTCTACTGAAATTGGGAAACCTCCTAAAAGAAATACTATTGCATGGCAAGATTATAGAATAAAAAAAGCAAAAGCCTCTCAAGAGGAAAGTAAGGAAAAAATTTATAGGGGCGAATTAATCCCTAAAAAAGATATGATTGGGGTTATAACATCTACTTTAAATGCAATAAAAAGAGGGGTTTTAGCCCTTCCTAGTCGTACCTCTCTTGATATTCTAGGAATAGTAAAAGGACTTGTTCTTGACAAAGGGATTAAGTTTAATGAAGGTGAATGGGCAGAATTGCAAACTGAAATAAAGAACGTTATGGAAACCGAAACCCACACAATCCTTACGGATATAAAGACAAAAAATGAAGAGCTGGACGAGGAGGCTGAAAACATTGCCAAAAAGTACAGAAACAAAAAATAAAAAAACTATAGTTCGAAAGAAAAGACGTTCCAAGTCAAGAGAATGGCTTTGGGGTCAGATAAATAAAGCATTACAACCACAGCCACTTGTTTCTATTAGTGATTTTTGTGAGGGGCATTTGATAATTCCTCCCCCTGCTGCCGAACCAGGACCATATAGACTAGCAAGAACCCCATATGCTAAAGAGCCAATGGATGCTTGTAGCCCTTCTTCAAAATATAAAAAAATTGTTATGTATACTGGAACCCAGTTAATGAAAACTCAAGTTGAGTTAAATATTATTTATTACTATGCCGTAAATTCTCCTACATCAATCCTTTTCGTTTTTTCAAACGATAGAGAAGGAAAACTGTTAATCAAAACAAGAGTAAATCCAATGATTGATAATAACTTTGACCTAAAAGAAATTATTGGAAGCACTAGGTCAAACTCAAAAGGTGATACGGCTATTTTTAAAGAGTTTGTTGGTGGCTTTCTTAAGCTTGCTAGTGGCGAATCAGCAGCAAGTTTAAAATCAACAGCTTGCCAGATAGTTATTATTGATGAATTTGACGAAATGCCAGACGATGTTAATGGACAAGGCTCCGTTGATTCTTTGGCTACTGAGCGTTCAAATACATACAGCGGTAGACAGAAGGTAATTATATCGTCAACCACAACAAACAAGGGTAGCAAGATTGTTCAGCAATATGAGCAAACAGACAAACGCCATTTGTTTGTTAGGTGCCCTCATTGCCATGAAAGAATAGAGTTTGAATGGAAATATTTTAGATATAAGTATGAGGGCCTTAGAGTTGATTCAGTCTGGTATGAATGTCCTAAGTGTGGAAAGCGTATTGATGAGAACCATAAAAAACATATGATTGCAGAGGGGGAATGGATTCCTACCAACAAAACGCCCACAGATCCTACTTCAATTGGTTTTTGGCTCCCTGGTCTTTATTCACCTTGGAAAAAATGGTCCGATATCGTTGGAGATTTTTTAAACGCTGAAAACTCAATTAAAAACGGCAAACACGAAGGAATGAAAGCTTTCTATAACAACGTTCTTGCGTTGCCATATGTTGAGGCAAATTTAACCCCTGATTGGGAAACACTTTACAGAAAAGCTTTAAAAGAAGGCGTTTATCATAGAGGCACAATCCCAAAAGAAGTTTTAGTTATAACCACAGGGGCAGATGTTCAAGAAAATAGGTTAGAGGTTGAAATAAAAGGTTGGGGGCGTGATGGTAGATCTTGGTCTCTTGATTATTTACAATTATTCTGTCCTCCAGGAACTAAAACAGACGACATAAACAATGATGTTTGGAATGATTATGAGGCTCAGGTTTTGAGAAAAAGGTTCCTTAGAGAAGATGGGGTTTGGCTTGAAAGTATGGCAAATGCAATGGATAGAGGACATAATACACCACAGGTAAATGCTTTTTGGATGCGTGTGAATTGCCCTCGTTTTTATTTGGTAAGAGGTTCTGCAAACTTGTCATCTTGTATTTCTATGGAAAAAGAAGATAAAACTGGTGGGAAAAGAAACGGTAAAACAAACAAGTTTAGAGGCTCTATTTATAAATATTACGATTTAGGTGTATCTACTTTAAAAGCTGAAGTATATTCTAATTTGCTTAAAGTAGAACTTATCCAGGATGGAAAAATTATTGAAACTCCAAAAATTATGTACTTCCCTGATGATTATGATGAGGAATACTATAGACAGCTAGTTTCAGAAGAATATACACCTTCTTCTAAGAGTAATAAACGTGGTGCATGGAATAAAACACGTGAAAGAAACGAGGTGTTAGACTGTACTGTTTATGCTCTTGCAATGTGGTACAAACTTGACTTACACCGTTGGGGAGCACGTGAGTATGGGCTTTTAGAAGAACAACTTAAAAACAGTTTCCATGAAAAACAAATAAAAAAAGTAACCGCCAAAAAAAATGTCGCAAAACTTATGTCTAGGGGTATAAACTACTAAAAGGCATAGCCTAAACTATACCTTTTTTAGTTATTTCCTTGATTCTCTTCTTTGCTTTGCTTTTAACGCTTTATTGTAATATAAAGTCATGTTGTTTACGCAAGCCGTTTCTGACAACTCTTTCATTTTCTTTACTTGTTCTGAATACTTTTGTTTACGAAGGTCATCAATTTGCTCTTGGGTTTTACCCATTCTTTCTTCTTTTGAAAGGTCTACAAGTTTCCAACCTGTAAACACATCCCCATTCCTTTTCTTTCTGTTTGCTTTATTCGTAAATAAAGGCTTTTTGAATTTTGATGTTCTCATATTTTCTCCTTATTGAAATAAATTATATTTCTTGTCTTTTTCTGCTTGCTTACATCTTTCAACTTCAATATTGTAATATTTTTCATCTTTCTCTATTGCAATACAATCTCTACCAGTATTAATACAAGCCACAGGAGTTGCTCCACTTCCTGCAAATGGTTCTAATATTACATCATTTTGTTTAGTTGAATTTTTAATAAACTCTTCCATCATTTCAACTGGTTTTTCTGTTGGGTGAATTTTATCTCTAGGATTGTCAAAGAATAAAACACTTTTACTTCCACAATTATTTATCTTTTTTGCCTTTCCTTTTCTACAAAATATTATATATTCGTGGCTATCCATATAAAACATATTTGTAATGCTTGTATTTTTAACCCAAATTAAAGTTTTAAATATTTTAAATCCAGCTTTTTCAACTTCAATAAGCATTTCTTTCAAGTTTTTATTATTAGTCATAAAATAAGCATGACTATCATCTTTTAATATTTCATAACATTTTGGCAACCAATCACAAAACTTAATGTCATTATATTTAAAAACTCTTCCTTGCATATTAATTTTATCTTTTAACATACCACCAGTTCCACCACTAGAACCTCTTGAAGTTACTTTATAAGGTGGGTCTGTTATAATTGCGTCAACCTTAATACAT